ACTGGTTTGCTGCATTCTCCACACTTCTTTATATGTGAATTGCTCTCTAACTCGTTTTCCGACACGTTACTCCCTATGTTTTCATCTTGTTTTGCCATTGATACAGTTTGCACTGTCGCCTCTGGGTTGGCAGGGCTATCCCCTACCCAGCTTACACTCCATAATCCTAACTTGTCAATCTTGGTAAAGCAGCTCTCTCCTGGTGGGCATACCTGATTCTGGCTAAGTGCCTCTCCCCTGATACTGCTGGCTCCCTTACTTCCAAACTCTTGAATCTCCTTCCATATCTTATCATGCATGTCCAGCTTGTTGTGGATTCCTACCTTCAACAATACCTTACCATCCTTGATACGCCAAGCAAGTGGCTGGCCTATCGGTATCTCATCATGCTTGTAGGCATAGATTCCATATTTCATATAGAAGTTCATTGACTCCTTCAAAGTCTCTGTGGGAATCATATCACCCTGCTTATCGACGATGGGAGACGAGATGAAGGTGTCCATTACCCTATTATTGTACCAATTTCGAGAAGTTGACCACTCACTGTCCGCTTGCTTGTACAATAAATCACTCATCGTTTGCACACCTATATCATCCTTTAAAACTGTTTTGCCATTGTTTATAGCATCGTGGACACATGATTAAATTAGGATTGTCCTCCGTGTAGACCGAGGCCCACCATCCCGCATGGGGATTTCTGGCTGCCCTGCACTTGCCGCACTTCATTTATTCGACCCCCATTGCCTTTTTCCAATCTGCCAATGTTTCTTTAGCTTCCTTACTGGTATTACAATATCCTGTGCAGGTTTTGGTCTTGCCATCATGGCCACCGCCCCATCCTCTACAAGGTAACTGTTCAATTAATTCCTTATTTAATTTAGAAGTGTCAACGTGGTCAACTATTAGTCGGCCATCGCATTTAGGAAATTTACCATTGTCCTCGTATTCCCAACAGTAGCCCATTACTTCTTCCTCCTTGATACTATCCAGACAGATTCCATCTTGGCTCTCTTCTTCCAAGGAAGTTTAGTAATGCTTACTCCCTCGGCTGGAGTATTAGTGTCCCACATCCTGTTACCTTTTACTACCATGTAGTGACAACCTGCTGATATTAGAAACCAGTTCTTGCCTCGCTTTCCGTGTGTCGCTTTAATCCATTGCCTGAATGTCTGGCTGTAACTATACATTTTGGGTTTGCTTTCCATGTCGTATCCATATCTCTCCAATGCTCTTCGCATGGATGGATTGCTCATTCCTTTGATTGTCTTTACCTTCTTTGCTGGTCTGAACATCCTGCCCCTGCCTTTGCCAAACAGACGCATAGTGCCTCCTTGGTTGGCATGTTTCAGCAAGTCCTTCTCTACCATGTCGTATCTCTTTCCAGTAAGTACTGTCAATGCAGTTGGTCCACACCAAGACTGTCCATTGGGATTGTGATGTCTCCTACCTTTCTTGTTTCTAATGGGCCTTGGCTTGGCTGTAAAGCTATCTAATGTTGATTGTATCATGCTAACCACTTCCTTATTGGTACCCATGTGTTCTTTCCTTTTAGAACCTCGTATATCTTGGTGGTTCTCCTGCATGGCCCAGTCCACTTGCTCTTTGGAGTCATCAGTCCATTGGACCCTTCAACCATTTTGCCTGTCCACTTTGGTGTGGCTATCCTTGCATATCTTAGCTGGCCTTTGTTAGGCCCTCGCGTATATAGTACTACATTCTTTACTTTACCGAATTGCCAAGCGTAGTTTGGCTTATGGTAATGTACGAACTTTCCTACCAGTTTTTGCATGTCTTTTTGCATTTGTCTCTAACCTTGTTTTTACCCCAAGGCAAAACAAGACAGGCGGGGCGGGTTATATAGCCTTCCCCTACTTTTTTCGCTTATTCTCTAAGAAAAGGCACTTTTTGCAGTTAATATGATACAAATCCCTTGGTAATTTCTTGTATTCTGATTCAGTGCATCGGTGTCCGCAAAAGGTGTAAAGGTCCTTGCTGGGACTTCTTAGATGGCGTTTATGCATTGGTGAAGGTTACAGGAATCTTGCATCTTATTTTCTCGCCTGTGTTGGGGTCCTCGTAGGTGTACTCCGCCCACTCGGTTATGCAAAAAAGTTTATCCTTTTCTTTTTTCATAGAACTCATTTAGTCTTTTCGATTCCGTTTGGAATGCTGGACGCATGTATGGTCGTGGCCCAGGAGGTTCTGCTCTTCCCTTGTCGCCTTGAGTTGCAGGGTCTCCTCCTATGGGTTCGCCATATTCTATCTTGGAAGCATAATCTGCCTTGGCGTATATTATCTTGTGAAGCGTCTGTGATAAATCCGTCCCGATGCTGTCCCTCAATATTCCTTGGGCCACAGGCACTTCCTTCATTGCCTTCAGCATTATTGCATCGGCTGTATCGTTCATAGCTAAGTCCAGTGTCCGAGGGGATGTTTGATGGGTACTGGCTATCCTTGCTGTAAGTTCGTCAATCCCCTTAATCGTCAAGGCCATTACTTGTACCCCAATACTGTGTCTGCGTCGTCGTCACCATACTTCTCCTTCCACTTCCGTTCTATATGTTTCTTGCCTTTTTCATAAAGGGCTACCCTGCGGGCCTTGCCAACCTGCTCCCTCTGAACTCTGTCTGCGTTCTTCCAGCTTAACTCGGTTTGGCATTCCTGACAAAATCCTGAGCTGAGGATATGTACCCTCATCGCTCCTGCACTGCATTTCTTGCAGTTTTTCATACTGCCCTCGCCAGTACTGTCCTCTGATTGGGATGCATCAGTGAGCTACCCTGGAGGTTCCATTTGTTTCCATAGTGCTTGTGTCCTACTTTCATTTGCAATTCCTTAAGCTCGCTAAGAGAGAGACCTTGCTTGGGTATCAGCCTGTCCAGCTCCTTGTGGGCATCACAGGTTCTCCTGCCCTGTGCGACTACCAGCGTGAATTTGTATTCCTCGCCAGTATCAGCCATCCTTTCCTCGTAGGCCCTCAGCCTTGCCTCATTGGAAACATGAATCAACTCTGTCCTTGCTATTCTGGTGGCCCTTACTACTGACAGGTTTATTCTGCGGTCCATTGCATTTATTATTCGGTCTATCATCGCATCCAAGTTGGTGTCCTCGACAAACGCCTCTGCCAGCACTCTCTCCAAGTCTGTCGCCAACTGCCCCGTGAACTCCTCATAGAAGGAATCAGAGCGCAGGATACCATCGTGTAATTGCCTCAGAAGGTTGGTTGCGTCGTAATTCAAATCGACTTCCACTCTTCCCTCAGCTTTCCTAAATGAGCGATTCTCCTGCTTGTAAGTATATTTGAACGCCCTGATTATGTACCTGCCCAACTCGTTCTTGAGTAGTCTGGGCATCTGTACCATGAGCATGTTCTTTCGGTGTCGCAAATCCGACCAGTCCTTTGAACGTCTCAGACGCTCAAGCTCCTGTCTTACGGTTTTACGGATGGCGGTTTTGAGCTTGGAAATGTATCTGTCGATTGTTCCTGCTCCTCTTCCACCTGAGATTCTTCCTGTTCTGGCTTTTCTCGTTCTAACTCCTCCTTGATTCCGTCGTCGGGTAATATCAATTCCCCGTTTTCGTCCATATCAATCGTGATGCCAAGCTCTTGGAATCCCCTGATTATCTCCAACTTCTGAGTCAGGTTAGATAATTCCATCTGCTCGTTGTCCTCATTTATCGGGTTGAACTTTAGTTCCCAATCTGTAACATTCATCAGTTTCAGCAATGGCTTGAAGAATCCTTCCTCAATCACTGCCTGAGTTTCCATGATTGTTCGGTCCATCATGGTTATCTGTTCGCCTTCTGCATTCAATCCACCTATTCCTGCGGTGTCTCCCATAGCCAAAGGCATTACCCCATAGGCAGAATTAATGTCATTATTGATTTTCTCAATGTAGGGAATCATCCCCATTTCCGTTGTGTCGGGCATGACTGTGACGAAATTGGCCCCAGACTTTCCTTCTCCTGAAGATATGATAGGGATAAAGTTAGGATTACGTGCTGTTTCCTCTGCTATGTATTCTCCCAATCTGGTCAATGAATCCTCATTGTGTCCAGGAATATCCAAGAATCCTTTGGGTGGTCTCTCCAGCATATACACCTTGTTCTGGTATGCTTCCACTGCTAACGCAGTTTCTATCTTCTTGGCCAATGCCAGAATTGGTGGGTTGCCATACAGTCTGGCATAGGAGGAATACTTGTTGAAATGAATAATCTCATCTCTCGCAAAATAGATGTCAGACTCCTCATCTTGGAAAGTATAGGCTATTAGAGCCGTGTCAGCGTCGTTACATGGGGAGTTATCGCAGTGTTTTGCTGCTCCAGTGCCTTTTCTGCATAGTGGACAGAACCTATCAGTGTCTTGGAACCTTCCGAATCTGTCCGTATTATAGCGCATTTTCTTGGTATCCTCTATCCAGAGTTCCTTGACGCGCTTGCCCATAGTCTCTCCACTCTCGCTCACAACTCTCTCATAGATTATTGATACCCATGCATCATCGAATATCTCAAGCTGTCTCACCATAGCCTTGATTAATTCAGAGCCATTAATGTCTGCCGAACCTTGGGAGGGGTTAGTTATCAGGGACTCAATCGAATCCTTCTGGTCCTCTGATTTGTTCTCTTCGTCATCCACAGCCTCGATAATCCAGCCTTTAGCGACAACCTGAGCCGCTATCTTCTGGATAACAGTGCGTAGGTGGGAATAATTGTCCGCAAGGTATTCGACGTATAATTGGTCGAATGGTGGTTCTATCAGTTGGTTTCCGTACTGATAGGACGAAGCTGCTGCCGCATCGTACACAGGAGTACGTGCTTCTTTGAGTAACGCATTGGTGTTTTGGTCTAAATAGAGTTGTAGCCCCGACTTAGGTTTTTTGCTTTTGCCAAACCAAGCGTCCAATATTCCCATCAAAGCCAATCCCAGTTAGTCATATTTAACTTTTTGCGTTCCCTTTCTTCTATCGCTAATTCGCACATCCACAGGGAGATAACGGCATCTGAGACATGCCCTTCCAGCTTTCCTTTGCCATCCCACATCAACTGCATCAATCCCCGAACCAAGTCACGAGTCCCTGGTCTACTGTTCTCTTTTGCAGTAGCTCCGAATGGTATCTCGTATAATCCTTTTTCCATTGCAACGGCTATTCCAGGGATGCCTATCTGTGCGTGGTTACGTTCATTACCTGTATTGTGTGTAGCTATCGGTAGCCTTTCCACATCTCTGGCAGCGTGTGCAACTAACCTCTGGAACCCATTACTCTCTACCATAATCTTTTCTGGTTTGTAGATTCCTGCTATCTTAGAGATGTTAGTTACTTGTTCCTTTAACCAGCTCGCACCTTCTCCCTGAACCTTTCCATTCCATTGATGTAGGACTTTACGCTGCTCAGTTTTGGGGTTATAGGCAACAACACAGTACGCCGTTTCGTCATGTTGCGTGTCAAAACCCACTGCTAAGTCCACTCCCATCACTGTTATCCAGTCATTTACAGGCTCAGAAATCATTTCGAGGTCGTTATTCAGGCATGGTTCGAGTACACTCCAAGGTATAACAGCACTCTCAGGGTCTATCGGATTGAGCATATATTCCGATTCAAAGGCTCTGGTTCCCATCGCCAGCCTTTCCTCTTCCAGTCTTTCATGGGTCCAGTATTCAGGCCACCTTGGTTTTCCTTTCTTGGTTAGAGCTGGATGCCAGATACAGTCCCAGTATGGGTTTTCTTTTACATAGGCAGTAACGTCATTGATTCTCTTCTGTGTTCCTATTAGCATGATTTGGGATTTAGGTAAACGCATAGGCAGGACAACGCGATTAAGATAATTGATAATCTTCTCATCATTTAATCTGGGAAACTCCTCCAAAACATCGTCCAGTATAAGCAGATGTACGTGCGGACCTTCCAATGCTCCACCTATTACTGCACCCCTTACTCTGGAACCGTTAGAAAATTCCTTTTGGGTCATGTTCCAACGGACGCTGTTGTATCGAGTGTTTTCTTTAGATGGGATTAATGGAGCTATTCGCCAACTTCTCCTGCACAGTTCTTCAAATTGAGTTAGCTTATCAACCACCTGAGAAAAGGTGTTTCCGATGTATAATGCCCTAAAATTAGGGTTGCTTGACATCTGCCATAGCAGGTAAGTTAGGCTAAAAGAGGTCTTTAAGTGTCCTCTTGCACATATAATTGCCACCCTTTCGTTCTCCTGGAGAGAGTTGTACCATGTTTTATGCATACTTGCCAGAGGATAGTACTTATCAGGCTCCTCCAACATATACTCCATCATCGCTTCATCTGCGAACTCCAGGAAGGGTAGCTTACCAGGATTCAGGTGTTTTGAGAAAGAAGCTATAAATTCCTTATGGGCTGTAACATCAGTCATTGGAAGAACCTTTCAGGTCTCTTACCATCTGTGTATAATGCTGTGCAAAGGCGGCCTGTTGCTGTTTGGGTATTCCTGCCTTGTCCATTGCCTCAGCCGATAACTGTGCAACCTCATCAATCAGTATGTCTCTGACTTCCATTTCAGTTTCCAACTTGACCAGCCACCGTGTCCAGGCATAGGCATCTGAAGGTCGCAACTCCATTCCTTCTTCTAATTGCGTGTTGAAACTGCTTTGTAATTTACTTCCTAATTTAATTGCGCGCGCGATAGAAGTGGTTGCCTTACGTTGCGTGATGTCGCGTACAGCTTCCATTACCTCGCCCTTTCTTTTATCCCACTTGTCTTTCGTTGCCCACCGTTGCACTGTGGATTTGTTGAGCTTGTAGCCTTTGTATCTTTTATTCATCTCTTTGGCAATATCACCATAGCTCCAGCTCTGGGCAAACAGGGTGAACGCTTCTTCCTTATCCTGTTCGGTATATTTCCTCATATCAGATTGTCACCTCCTGTTGGTATTCGCAGTATAATGTCGAGAACGAGGAGTGTGAGTATCAGCTTGGCAATCATGGAAATCCAGTAGAGGTGGCGTTCAATGGCCTTTAAAGGGCCAGTATTAGCGATTCTAACGACTGTTGCCGTTGTGTTTTTTGATGACATTCCTCAAATGCTCCGATATTGGTTTCTCTTGTTTGTCGGCCTGGTTGCAGAACTTGCTCCAGTCTTTTTGAAAATTGTCAGATATGGCGAAAATGTAATGGGGTGGCTTACTTTCCTTTGCGTAGGGCATGAATTGT